TCCCTGAAAATGGCTCGGCTAGGCACTATTCAGAATGAAAGAGATTGCTCTGGCTGAATTGGGTGAGATTGTCCGAATTAGGGACGAATCGACTTACCGAGGTGTGCCAGAACCCCGAATCCACACAAAACTCAATGATTTACCCTCACTAGGCGAGCAAATGATTAAATTCTGCGAAGAAATCGGCTTTTCTTTGATGCCTTGGCAACAATGGCTGGCTCATCACAGCTTAAAACAGAAGCCCGATGGCCGATGGGCTCACCCAGTAGTTACTTTGCTTTGCGCAAGGCAGCAAGGTAAATCGACCTTTATGGCGCTCCAAATTCTATTTAGAATCTATGTATTGAAAGAAAAACTGCAAGTCCATACTGCCCATAAGCTAACTACTTCAGCAGAACTATTCTATAAAATCTATGCAATTATTGAACAGAACCCAAAGCTAAATGCAGAATTTACTAAGAAGCTGGAAAGTAAAGGCTTCCAAGAGCTTCAATTTACTGAAGGTAGGCGATATATTGTCCGAGCCAATAACTCAGCTGGTAGAGGCATTGCAGCTCCTGAAACGATACACCTAGACGAAGCTCGAGAGTATAAAGATGAGGATGTCTGGTCAGCTTTGCGTTATACCCAGATGGCTAGTCCAAATCCTCAAATATGGGTTTATAGCAATGCCGGAGATCAACACAGCATAGTTCTAAATAAACTTAGGGAAAGAGCGATGGCTGCGATATTTGGTAGCAATGATGATATTGGTTGGTATGAATGGTCAGCGCCTCAAGGTATCAAATTTGATAACTCACCAGCCTTCTGGCTAGGTGTCTGCCAAGCTAATCCGTCACTTGGCATAACAGTTCATCCAGATAATATCCGAGCCGTATTGTCAGACCCCGAGGATATTGTGCGCACAGAAGTTTTATGTCAATGGGTCGATACCATAAACCCAGTTATCAATCCGTCTCAATGGGAGAGTTGCAAAGTTGAGGGACTTCGACTCAACCCTGAGTCTGATACTTGGTTGGCTATTGATCTCAGCCCTAGTAGAAAAGAAGCGGCGCTAGTCGCTAGTCAAAGACTTGAGGGCGATAAGTTCCAAGTCATATTGCTACAGACTTGGCATAACCCTGCCAACCTAGATGATAAAGCAATGGCTAATGATGTAGCGGAATGGGTGCGAAAGTATCCAGTTCAGTTGGTTGCCTATTCAGCCAGAACCGCTTCGGCAGTAGCTGCGCGATTAGCTCCTGCTGGTATTAGGGTTGAGCCGATAGATGGCCTTGACTATGCACAAAGCTGCGATGAGTTATTAGGAGCAATCTCATCTCAGCGGTTGGCTCACTCGGGACAAGATGAGCTAACTAAACAATGCCTATCCGCCGTCAAACTCCCTTTCGGTGACGGCGGCTGGGTAATGGGTCGGAAAGTAAGTAATACGACAATTTGCGGAGCAATTGCTTCGGCTTTAGCAACACACTATGCAACAATGTCTGAAAGTGGAGTAGATATCCAAATAGTGTAAGTCGGCTCATTTACAATGTCAGTAATGGGTGCTATAAGAGATTTCCTATTTCCAGCAGTTCAAGCCAACAAGCCTACTGCCGTTACTGATGTGCTAGCTGCTAATTTGCAACCGCTTCAGAACCTTGATTACTTCTCCGTTCTTGGAACTCCAGTATCAATAACTCGTCAGCTCGCTATGTCAGTCCCTTCAGTTGCTCGCGCTAGAAATATTATCTGCGGAACTATCGGATCATTACCTTTGACAACTTTTAATCGCATTACTGGAGAGTATGTTGATCCGCATCGCGTTATTAATCAGCCAGACCCAAGAGTTGCTGGCTTTGTAGTTTATTGCTGGCTAGCTGAAGATATTTGGATGTATGGCGCAGGATATGGCCAAGTCTTAGAAATGTATTCATCAACAGATGGCGGTCGCGTAAGAGCTTGGACAAGAATTAGGCCAAGTCGCGTTACAGTTGATACGGATATACAGACTGACTCAATTACAGGATATAAAGTCGATGGCAAGCCAGTTCCCATTAACGGCGTTGGCTCTATTATTCGATTCGATGGACCAGATGAAGGGTTGCTGCATCGCGCTGGTAAAACAATTCAAGCAGCAGTCTATTTAGAAAATGCTGCAGTCAATTATGCCAAAGAGCCGGCACCTTCTATGGTGCTTAAGTCAAATGGCACTAATCTAACTGCTGAAAGAATTTCATCCTTGCTATCTGCTTGGAAAACAGCTCGTCAATCTCGCTCCACAGCGTTTCTCAATGCTGATGTGGAGTTGCAGCAATTTGGCTTTGATCCTAAGTCAATGCAACTGGCAGAAGCTAGGCAATATGTAGCACTTGAGATAGCTCGCGCTTGCAATATTCCAGCTTATTTCCTAAGCGCCGAAACAACTTCAATGACTTATTCTAACGCCGTATCGGAAAGACGCGGCTTAGTAGATTTCTCACTTCGCCCAATACTTAAGGCAATTGAGGAACGCTTATCGTTGCAGGACTTTGTTCCAAATCCAGTAATGACGCGCTTTGCACTTGACGATTTCTTACGCGGTAATCCGCTAGAGAGAGCGCAAGTTTATGAAATTTTAAACCGCATTGGCGCGATGAGCGTTGAGCAGATACAGCGAGAGGAAGATTTAATCCCAAATGAAGCTTAATATGCAAATGGCAGTAACAGCTGCTGACACTATAAAGAGAACCATTACTGGAACTATTGTGACTTGGAATGAGCAAGGCAATACCTCAGTTGGTCCTACAATATTTGCAGAAGATTCCATAGAGATGAAAGATGTGAAGCTTCTACTAGAGCACGACCGCACTCGGCCGATTGGCAAAATGATCAAGCACAAAAAAACCAAAGCTGGTATCGAGGCAACCTTTAAGATTGCAAATACTATGGCTGGAGAAGATGCACTAGTTGAAGCAACTGAAGGATTACGCGATGGATTTAGCGTAGGCGCTCAGATTAATGAATGGACAAATGTCAAGGGTGTTATGCAAATTACTTCAGCAACACTTGACGAAGTATCTCTAGTGACTGACCCAGCAATAGATTCTGCTCGCGTAAGCGAAGTAGCAGCATCAGAGAACGAGGAAGCAAAAGAAGATTCTGATTTGGCAACCGCTGATTCAGACAAACCAACCGAAGGAGACCAAGTGTCTGACACTACCGCTCCTGCTCCTGCCGTTGAAGAAGCGGTAGAAGCAGCCAAGGTTGAAGCGACAAGTCCAAGGCCAGCGTTTTACACTCGCCCAAGACTTGATCCTTCACCAGTTAAATATCTAGAAGCTACAATTAAAGCTTCTCTCGGAGATGAGTCCGCTCGTCAATATGTAGCAGCCGCTGCTGATACAACTGACAATGCAGGTTTAGTTCCAACTCGCCAATTATCTGAGGTCATCAACGGCCTTGCTAACACAACAAGAAGCAACATTGACGCAATTTCAACTGGTGTTCTTCCTGATGCTGGAATGTCCTTTGAGATTCCAAAGATTACAACTATGCCAACAGTTGCAGAAGTTGCTGAGGCAGGAGCTCCATCCGAAACTGATCAAGCAGCAGCATTTGTAACAGTTACAGTCAAGAAGTATTCTGGAGCTCAAAAGTTTAGCGTAGAGCTATTAGACCGCAGCTCTCCATTATTTCTGACCGAGCTTCTCAACAATATGTCTGCAGCTTATGCAAAGGTCACAGATACAGCAGTAAATGCTGCAATTATCTCTGGCGCGACTCTTGACTCAACCTCACTTGCTACCTATCCAACAGCTTCAGAGCTTCTTGGCTTCGTATCTCGCGGCGCTGCATCCGTCTATAGCGGAACTCAAGGATTTGCTCGCAATATCATTGCTAACACTTCTCAATGGGCTAACCTAATGACTCTTAACGATTCTGGCCGACCAATCTACAACGCTCAAGTTCCACAAAATGCAGGCGGCGTAGTTGCTCCAACCAGCGTTCGCGGAAATGTCGCTGGCCTTGATTTATATGTAACTGCTAATACAGCATCTACAACTGACACCGATGGCTCAATGCTCGTTGTCAATCCAGCTGCTTACACATTTTACGAAAGCCCAACCTTCCAGTTGCGCGCTGATGTAATTGCAAGCGGTGAGGTCTATGTATCTCTATATGGCTATGGCGCGATCGCAACAAAGATTGGCGCTGGCGCATTTAAGATCAACAAGACCTGATAAACCCTAGTAGTGACGGCCAGTCCGCTCCCGAGCTGGCCGCTCACCTAATTGCTTGAAAGGATGACGAAATGCCAACAATAGTTACGGCCACAGAGCTTAGGACGATTCTCGGCGTTTCGTCATCCCTATATTCAGATGCTTATCTAGGCGATATTGTCGATGCTTCAGAGAACCTAGTTTTGCCAATGCTGGTCACATTTCAGAGCAAGATAAACAAAGTCAAGCTTGAGGATAATGTCGCTTACTTTGAGACCGCAACAATTCACGAATTTACCGAAGGCCAATCCGTAATTATTACTGGCTGCGGATCACCATTTAACGGCACACACACAGTAACCGATGATGAGTTATCAGATTATGTATTCACAGTCGCAATCACCAATGCAGACATATTGGAAAAAAATGTTATCCCAGCAGGAAACGCTGCGCTCTCTGGACTATCAACCTATGTCGGAAATGCCAATGCTGAAGCTGCAATTCTGGCTATCTCAGTCGAAATATTCCAAGCAAGAACCGCAGCAGGTGGATCAATAGAAGGCGTTGATTTTGCAGTAACCCCTTACCGCCTTTCCAAAAATTTACTTGCCAAGGTAACTGGCTTACTCGGGCCATACCTTGATGTTGAGACGATGGTGGGCTAATGCCTGCATCATCTATTGCCGCCGATGTTCGCGGTGCTATAAAAACTGCTCTTGCTGGGGTAAGTGCCAATATCTATGACTCCGTCCCTGAAGCGCCTATAGTCCCAGCAATAGTCGTAATACCAGACTCGCCCTATATGGAGCTAGAAGTTTTGGGCAAAGCCACAACTAGAGTTAAATTAAATTACACAGTAACCGCTTGCGTTGCGTATTTCAGCAACGCCGCTGCTTTAGATAATTTAGAGAAAATAATCATAAGTATTCTTGGCGCGCTAAATGCGTCCAAGTATGAGTTATCGACAGTCGAAAGACCATCCGTAACTGAAGTAGGAACTACTACCCTGCTAGTTTCAGATATCCGCTTGAGCGTCCGCTACGAGCAAACCACATAAGGAGACCCAAATGCCAACAACAGTAGTAACTGGGCGCGATGTGACCTTTACATTAGATACATTCGCATACGATGCTCAAGCAACAAGCGCAGTCCTAAGCTGCGACACAATTATCGAGACTTATCAAACCCTTGATGGTCGCGCTTATAAGTCCGTAGATAAGCAATGGACTTTCACAATCGAGTTACTTCAGGATTGGGGAGCTTCAGGCTCTTTATTCGAAGCAATGTGGGCAGATGCAGAAGCTGCACCTAACACAGCACTCAGCGTTTCATTTACAGCAGTAACTGGAGCAGTATTTGCTTTTACAGTATTGCCAATCTTCCCAACTGCTGGTGGAGCTGCTCCTGGAGCACTTACCGACACTTGGACGATGACAGTAATTGGAACTCCAACAGAGACTTTCACCTAAGAGATCGGAGCATCGGGAGCTATGAAAATATCAATCACAATTAAATACAGCTCAGGCGAATCAGCTACTTACCAAGCTGGCTTGCCAGAATGGGCTAAGTGGGAACGCAAAACTGGTAAGTCGATTTATTCAATGAAGGATATAACGGCTTATCAGCAAGCGGACTTCTTAGACCTTGCCTACTTTGC